GTGCCGTGACGCGCGAGGAGTACGAGCAGGTGCTCGACCATGCCGACGACCTGGGTTTTACGACGATGTTCTGGCAAGAGGGCGGCGCGGTAGACGAGAGCTTCACCCCGGCCTTCGACACCACCGGTGTTCTTACCAGCGCAAAGTAGTGCGTTCGTCGATGATTTTTCTGGGACGGGGATAAAAAATCATCGAGAGGATCGCCTGTTCGAAAAGTTGCCAAAATAGCCGCGCCCCAAAAAGACTGGTTATTGGGCGTTGACAGTTGGCGAGCCGTAGGTAAAATATCGACTTGTCCTGGGGACGTAGCTCAGTTGGGAGAGCGCTGCCGTCGCATGGCAGAGGCCGAGGGTTCGACTCCCTTCGTCTCCACCATTGGATTATTAGGCGAACCCTTTTCGGGGTTCGCCTTTTTTTGTTTGGGTTGGAAGTCATCGCCCCAGTAGTCGAACGCGAAATAAAGCTTGAGTTCATCCCCGTCTACCTCAATGAGCCGCACGAACGTCTCGATGATTTCTGCTGCATCTGGTTCCTGCGCAATGCTATCGAGCCAAGCGGCTATGGCTTCGCCAGACAGATTCGCCCCTTCGCTAGCTTGAGCCTGCCGCAGATCGGTTTCTAAGGCCGCTTTCTGCTCACGGAGCATAGCAACGCGCTCTTTACCGCCGGGCGGCGCAATACCGTCCTCGATAGCCTGCCAGATACGCTCAAACGCCGTGTCGATGCGCTTTATCTCGCGCTCAATGCGCTTGCTCTCCGGTTCTTCCTTCTCTTCATTCATTTCGTTGTAAAGAGCCATTACATCAACGATACGTTGACGTATATCCGGCTTTTTAATCGTTTCGAGGACGGTATCAAGCACGGCTTCTTCAACGGCATCGCGCCTAAAGGTGCGCTTGCATTTCTTGCACTTGTAATAGTGGTACACGCGGCCTGTTTTAGATGTTCCGCAGGTGCCAACGTAGTATTTGCCGCACTCTGGGCACCACATCTTGCCAGACAGCGGGTAATCGTTGGTGTCACGTGTCTTGTTGTGTTTGCGCCCGTTTGAGCCCAAGATGCTATTGATCATGTCCTGGTCTTCGCGCGACCACAACGCAGGCATGCCATCTTCGATTCGCACGCCCGCGTAATCATAAACGCCGCAGTTCTGTTCGCGCCTAAGCAGCTTTGTTATCACACCGTGCGTTAGCGGCTTGCCGCGCTTGCCGCGTTCGCCTGCGACAGCACGCTTGATTTCGGCTACAGTCGAGCCAGCAAAGAGCATGTTTTTCATACGGTGCATCACGGCGGCTTCGCGCTCGTTGACCTCGTAATACCCGTTAACAATGTCCCAGCCGTAGTGCGTGCGACCGTTTGCCATCCCACGCTGGGCGTTCTTGTTGATACCGTCTCGGATACGCTCGCTGTCTATCGCGCTTTCCCATTCAGCAAGCACCTCGAGCATTCCGAGATTCAAGACGCGCGTTGAGCCTTCGCCAAGGCTTTCACCGGCGTAAAGGATTTCAACGCCTGCCTTGCGTAACCTGATTCGCGCGAGCGCCATCTCGTCACGGTTGCGCATGATGCGCGTTACCTTATAGATCACTACATAATCGAATAACCCTAGTTTTGCGTCTGCCATCATGCGTTGAAACTCTACGCGCTGCACGTCACGGCCTGTTTGCGCGTAATCGCTATATACGCGCACGACGTCAAGGCCATTTTGTGCGCAGTATTCGCGCGATTTCTCTACTTGGATGTCGATACTTTCACTTCGCTGGTTATGCGAACTGAAACGTGCGTAGATGGCGGCACGCGTACCCTTTGGCATGATAAAATCACCTTGCCTTTTCATTTGAACGGATTGGCAAGCCCTGCACTGGTCTTGGCGGATAGGTGCGGGGCATTTTTATGTCTAATCTTCTTTTGATTCCCTTGCAGCTGCCTTGGCTGTCATGGCGATGTTTTGCTGCCACTCGGGCGAACTTTCGCGGTAATGATCAATCATTTCGCGCTCGTCAGACGAAAGGTCATCAACGTTATCAAATTCGCAAGTCTCATCATTCCAACCGAGTATGTCATTTGGGGAACAGCCCAATGCAATGGAAAGATTCCAAATCTGCTCAGCATTCATCATTGCCGCGCCAGATTCCCATGATCGATAGGTGTACTTGTTCACACCAATCTTTTCGGCAAACTCGTCTCTGTTCGAGTAACCAGCGGCTTTCCGCAGCTTCATAAGGCGAATGTTCACTGCTAGTCTCCTTCTCTTCTAATGTAAGTGCATAGTACAACGAAATTAGCCAATACACAACGAAATTATTAGTTTTCGCTTGACAGTGTTATTTTGCATAGCTATAGTGCGTAGCCAGTTGCTAAGGAAATTAGCAGCTGGCTAATATTCCCAGGGTAAACCATAGGAATATACGGGTTGGCTACTTGACAAGCAAGTAGCCAAATATTGGCTCAATGCAGAAAGGAGGAAACGTAATGGGTTTCAACAAGGAGGTGTTTGCGGCGAACTTGCGAGCAGCTCGCGCGAAGCTCGATATATCTCAAGATGAGTTCGCAAAGCGCGTCGGTATCTCCAAAGATTCCGTCGTGAAGTACGAGAGCGGTGAGGGTTACATCCCAGGCGCAGACAAGATCATGTCCATCTGCCGAGTTGCGCACATCAGCCCCAATGAGCTTATGGGATGGGGGGAAATCGCGTAATGGATGAATTTATCGATGCATTGCCGCTCTGGTTGTTCATAGCAACTGCCGTTGCCGTCGGCAACATGATCGGCAAGTAAGAAAGGAGGGGTTTCAGATGTATGAAACCCAATCGCAAACCAACGGTTTGCATCGTGGTTTTGACGAGTGCGAAACGCCGCAAGCTCGATGTTTCGCAGGCGGCATTTTGCCGGCGCGTCAGAGCTATGACGCAAGCTCGCGAAATGAAAGCGCCCGCACCTGGCGGCAACCGGGCACGGGCAATGTCAGAACCTTGACCAGTAATGACAACGAGAATTTTACACCACTAGCAACGGTTAAGCGGTGGTTTTGCGGCGCTATTGCCGTACTGGCGGCAACTGGAATCCTGCTCATTACCCTGGCTGGTGCCATTATCTGGCTTACGGAGACGTACAACCTGCCTTGGCTGCTGCTCGTCCTTGCCGGTCTTGAGCTTTGGTTCATCGTCCGTATGGTCGACCAATGAGGGGCTATCTCGACCGTGACGCAAACGGTTTCTGGGTCGCGCGGGTGATCATCGAGGAAGCCCGCAGGCCGGGCGTTAGCGGCGCGGGAGACGTTCGCACGCGCCACAGGTTGCCCGTGCCACCATCGGCACCGCGAGAGGTCGCAGAAGTGGCGTTCAGGCGCTTTATGAGCCGCGAAGCAAGGAAGCGCCATGGATGTTGACGATTACACCCAGCCGCTCGAAACCGTGATGCGGCAGGAACAGTTGGCAATGTACCCGGTGCCGCTCAGGCTGCAAGACCGGCAGGAGCTTTTCAGGCTCTGGTGCGAGCTCAATCCAAGGGCGCTGCGGCAGATCGAGCTTACGGCGCTCGCAATCGACCAGCGAGGTATCCGAGTAAGCGCCAAGTACCTCATTGAGAAGCAGCGTTACGAAGGCAGCGTCAAGCTCGTCGGCGTTCCGTTCGTGGACGGCAACGGCGTTGAGCATGTCTACGGCATTAACAACACTGATACGCCGCTTCTAGCGCGGTGGCTCTTAAAGCGACATCCGAAGCTGAACATCAAGCTTCGCAATTCCATCTATGACAAGGAGAACAATCATGAAGCGTAAGGAAGCAATCAAGTTCCTCGATTCCGTTGCCGAGTATATCAGCGGTGTCGACGGCACCATTACGCTCTTCAACCCCAAGAGCAATGAGAGCGTCGAGCTTGATACCGACCTGGCTTTCTGTTTCATGGGGACGCCCATCGTAGCCATGAAAGACATGCTCGAGAGCGACAAGCTCGATGATGTGACACCCGACATGTTTGTCCATCTGATGGCCAAATCGGCGTGCAATGCATATGCGCAGCAGCTTACAAAGCGCTGATCAGCTGGCGCTCGATCTCTTTGGCGAGCAGCCGATGCCAACGCCCGGGCAATGCCTGTTCGAGCTTCATCTGCTCGAGCACGGCGAAAAGCCCAAGAGCGCGTGCAGCTTTCGCGGAACGACCGTCTGGACTAACTGCCGCGAGGTCGGCAAGTGCCTTTGGGACGGCTGGCACCAGCAGGGGACAAGCGATGGATTAACGACGGGAGGTGATGACGATGACGGCGATTCCTAAAGACGTGCACGATCAGGCGCAGGAACCAATGGCGTGGTTTCAGCACGACGCTAACGCGCAGCGGGACATCAAATGCCAACGGCTGCTCATGCGTCGCGGTAACGAGGGCTACGGCGCTTACTGGCGGCTCTGCGAGCTTCTGGCGAGCACCAAGCACCACTCAATTGCTGTGGACACCGATGAAGACTGGCTCATTCTAGCCGGCGCAATCGGTATGCGCTCGATGGGGGCGTTCGACGAGACGGTGAGCATCGCCGAGACACAAGATTTCATCGACTGCCTGCTCGAGATCGGCTTGCTCGTGAGAGACGGAAAAGGCCGAATCGAGAGCGAGAGGATGTGCAAAAACGCCCTTTATTTTGGCAAGCAGCGCGTCAACGGAGCTAAGGGCGGCAGGCCGAAAAAGAAGCAGGAAAACCCGCAAAACTAGCAGGTCAGAGCGTATGTTTGTGTTGTTGCGGATTGAAACCAGCGCGAAACCATCGGTTTTAGGTTGGGCTAAGCCTAACAATACATAACATAACAGTACAGAAGCGGGTTTTTGGGTTTGGGTCATAAAACCCAAACCCAAAGCCAAAAACCCGCACTTGCTTGTTATGTTGACTTACAAGCAAGGTTCTTCTTTCTTGCTTCTTCTTTCTTGATCGATTCGTTTTTCGAGCGATTCCAAAGCCTGTTTTCGAGTCTTAAACAGTAGTTATCAACAGGTTTTCAACAAGTTTTCAACAATAGCAAAGTTTTTAACAAAGGAGCGTTGGCGATGCCTTACGGGAGCTATGTCAACAAAGTCCGAAAGCGCACGTGTCCTTACTGCGGTATCGAGCGGAATTTGGACTGGTTCATCAAGGACAGCGAAGCCTGCTGGAAGTGCAGGGAGACGAAGAAGGAGGTGAAGAGAGGTGAGTATTCTGACGATTCACAAATCACTCGATAGTGACGTTTTGACACGAAATGAAGCCAGAGAACTGTTTTCGTGTTGCTGTCTCAGCTATGACGATGTGAGCGAAAACGACATTTACATGTTGGAAGCCTTTGTTGGCTGCGAGCTGAGTCAATTCAATGAGCTGAATGAGCTGCAAATGTACGTTTCGCATAGGAAGAAGGACGCTCCAAAAATCAACGTTCGCGATAAACCGGGCAACCCTATCGAATCGGCCTTCTTGCATGTCGATGGCGATTACTTCAAAGGACGAGAAGCAATCTCCTTCAACAGCGACGGCTTTATCGGATTCGCAGGCTGGGCTGATGACGGCAACGTTCAACCGTTTTTACGGGCTTTTGTTGACTGGGTAGTTTTTTGGATGGATGGCAAATGAGTTTTTACGTTAAGCATGTCGGCGATCTGACTGAGCCTGTTGAGCTCAGTGCTTCGCAGGTTGCGGAGAAGATGACCTCAACGGTCGATACCGGTTTCGACCCTGTGACCAAGCCCGCGCATTACGCGGGGCATACCGGCATCGAGTGCAAGCAGGCAATGGAATCGATGCTCGGCACCGATGAATACGTGTCCTATATGCAGGGATGCGCCTTCAAATACCTGTGGCGCTGGAAGTCCAAGAACGGCATCGAAGACCTCAAGAAGGCGCATGAGTGCATCGAGAACATGCTTGAAGCACTAGAAGGCGGCGCGTCATGAGCGGCGGTGACTTCTACGCCGCGCCCAAGATCGTCACTGTCCGCAAGGCGCATAAGTGCGCGTACTGCGGCGAGACGGTTCCAGCGGGAACGCGTGGCGTGCTCATGGAAAGCGGCCTTTGGATGCGTCTGTTCTGGAAGCGCTACGCATGTCCGCGCTGCCAGCCATATGTCAGTGAGTTTTGGAGCTGGCAAGGCTTGGAGAGCGAAGACATCGAACGGGATTTCGACGAGTTCATGCGGGAGTATCACCGCGATGTGTGGGTGACCGACGATGACGATTAGGAGCGACCGCAAGACCCTCGAGAACCTGTGTGCCGTGTCGCAGGACATGAGCCGGCGCATTACAACGTGCGAGAAGTGCGGACACGATGGAGCGCGGGTCGATTACGACGATCTTATTTGCTGGTGCGATTGCGTCACCGACGCAATCGCAGTGATTCGCCGAAATTTGGAGGAAAGCAATGAAAGAGTTTAAGACCAAGGAAGAGTATGAAGAGGCATCGTCGATGCTGGTTGGGTGTGCCCTGCTGATCGTCCCGTTCGCGATGCTGGTTGCCAGTATCGCCATTGGCTTCATCTTCGGAGCTGGATATGGGTTCCTGGCCTTCTCCTGCTTCCTGCTGATCGTGTGCATCTACTTCATTTACGCGGCAAAGCTCAGCATGCACAAGGCGAAGAAAGCGGCTGGAAAGGAGCGGGACGATGATTAAGGTTTCCGGCTGCTGCGACGGGTGCGGGAAGGAAGCAGACTGCACCAACATTAACGAATTCGCAAGGGTGCATGCCTTTGACAAGGGCAAGCTTATCGAGTTCGACATTTGCAAGGACTGCATCCACGAGATTCGCGACATGTCGGGCAGCGTTATCGACGTCGTGCGTGAATTGAAGCGCCGCCATGGGCGTTGAGGTCAAGCGCGACCCAAAGGGCGTGTGGTACGCGCAGCCGTATCTTGGCAAGGCACCGGACGGGCGGCAGATACGGCCACGCCGTAGCTTCCCGGATGCCAGGACGCGCGAGGAAGCACAGGCTTTGGCTGATGCCTGGGCTTCACACCTGACCTTTGACGGCAAGGTCAAGAGCACGCTCATAGTCGACCTGCTTTGGGAATACATCGAGCAGCGGAAGGTCAAGGGTGCGGGATTGAACACCGTGAAGAGGTGGTCGCTCTTCACGCGAACCTACGTGGGTAAGTACCTTAAGGGCAAAGTTGCTCGCGACCTTACCGCTATCGAGCTGAACGACTTCGAGACGAAGCTAGGCGTGAGCAAGAAGAACGGCGGTCAAGGTCTTTCGCGCAACACGATCATCAGCGTTCACCACTTTTTGCGCGGTGCATACAACTTCTGGGTGCGTATCGGCATCTGCGAGAACAACCCAATGCTCATGGTCGCAAAGCCGCCAGAGGAACGCCATGAAGCCGTGAGCATCGACGAATGGGATTACAGGGCACTCGATGCCATGGTCTCCGAAAAGCTCAACCTTGAGGCGCCCGAGAAGCGCTTCATGCGCCAATCAGCCTACGCTTTCGCAGCTTGGCTTGCACTACACACGGGGATGCGCGTCGGCGAGGTGTGCGCCGTTAGACGGCGCGACCTCCACAAGGCGCAGGGGTTCATCCTCGTGAGCGGTACGGTTATCGAGGTTCCGGGCGGTGGCGTTATCCGATCCAACGTGACCAAGAACAAGAAGACGCGGCCTGTGGCACTAATCGACGAAGAGTGGGAGCTGATAAAAGCCTATCTCGCGCAACAGGATTCGATTTCAGACGCTTTCACGCCCGATTCGCCACTGGTGAGCATAGACGGCTCTTACATGCGCCCTACGACCGTCTCAAAGGCTTTCAGCCGCGCTCGCGACCGTGCGGGCATGCCGAGGACGTACGTGTTCCACTCGTTGCGCCATACGCACACCACGTGGTGCCTGGCGAACGGCGTCGACCTCAAGACGCTCGCAGATCGCTTGGGACACTCGAACGAAGCGACAACGCTGAAACTCTACGCGCACCTTCTGCCGGGGCGCGACCAGGCGGCGGCTCAGGCGTTCAACAACTTTGCCAAGCAGCTTGAGGACGGAGTGTAAACGGTGTGTAAATGGCAAGACCTCGGCCATTTGCGTCACGACACGAAAACGAGAGGTCAGAAAGCAAAACCGATGGATTGGGAACGGTTAGCCACCGTATTCCAAGTAAGAATCAGGAGATACTGAAAATGGTACCGAAATTGACCGCCGAGCAAAGGCGTGCAGCCCTCGATAAGGGGATGCAGATCAGGCTTAAGAGAGCCGAGTACAAAGCCAGGCTGAAAAACGGATTGATGTCCATTGAGCAGTTCTTTGAGTTGGCTGACGGTGGTGAGCAAGCTGCGTTGGGTATGCGCGTTGAGTCGCTGATTAGGTCGATGCCCGGTTACGCAGTCCCGCGCACCGAGACGCTCATGAAAAGCCTGCACATCAGCGCGACCCGCCGAGTGAAGGGACTTGGGTACATCCAGCGCGAGGGACTTATCAAGGCTCTTGGGGGTGGATGCCGTGAGTAGGTCGAGTGAGCGAGCACGCCGCCGAATCAAGAGACTGAGTGTGCTTGTAGCGGTGCTCATAGCGTTGTTGGGCTGCATCATCGTCTTTCTTTGTTTTTGCCTTATGGAACTGTTCATAAGCATCATTACCGGTTGCCTGTTCTCTTGGCTCGTCCCATTGCTCGCAACCGCGATGGTGATCATGACCTATATCGCATTGGCAATCGTGAGGGGTGGTAACTGTGAGTGACAGCCTTAACAGCGTCACCTTGAGTGGCAACCTTGGGCAAGATGCAGAGGTTCGGTACACCAACAGCGGTCTTGCAGTAACGAGCTTTTCACTAGCCGTGAACAAGAGCCGCAAGCAGCAGGACGGCAGCTATAAGGATGTGACCAGCTGGGTCGACTGCGTGATGTACGGCAAACGCGGCGAAGCGATGTTCAACAACGGCCTTCTGATGAAGGGCGCACGCCTGGCTATGCTTGGGCACCTGCACCAGAACGTGTGGGAGAAGGACGGCAAGCGCTACCGCAAGCTCGAGGTCATCGTCGAGAACGTGGCAATCATGACCTCGCATCGACAGTCGCAGCAACCGGCGGCGGCACCTCAAACCGCGACCTACCCAGACGTGTACGACGAAGATATTCCCTTCTAAGGAGCTGACATGTACGGACGAAAGATGAACGTTTGCCTGACCGACGGAACGGCCATGCCGACATACGCGCACGATGGCGATGCTGGCTTCGACCTTTGCATCACCGAGGACGTAAGGCTTGAGCCCAATGCAAGCGCGGTCTGCGGGCTTGGCTTTGCCTGCGAGATTCCAAGCGGTTGCGTCGGCTTGGTCTTTCCGCGCTCCGGCCTTGGCGCTCATTATGGCGTGACACTGCGCAACAGTGTGAGCGTCATTGACAGCGGATACCGTGGCGAGGTGCACGCACCGCTGGTCAATCTCAGCTGTGACACCGTGTTTCTTCCCAAGGGTACGCGTGTGTGCCAGATGGTCGTTGTCCCGTTCGTGCCGTGCGATCTTGTCGGGGTCGATAGCCTGACCGACACCGAGCGCGGTACCGACGGCTTCGGCTCTACGGGTATCGACTAGGGTTGATGCCTTGTGGATGCCAAGGAATACTTCGAGCGCATCCGTGACGAGGTGGCTAGCATCGAGCATGCAAAGGAGATGCTAGCCCGCCTTAAGGCTCGCGAGGGAGCCAAGGCGCAGAGTTACAGCGCAGGCGGCGGCGGTGGCGGCTCAGACCCTATGGATGCGATTAACGGACGCATCGACTTTGAGGGGAGGTTGGAAAGGAGGATCGCGGACAGCCAAGCCGAGGTGGACGAAGCGTGCGTGCTGCTCTACGGTGCTGACAATCGCGGCGGCTTGGCTAAGCTCAAGGGCAACCGCTACGCCGACGCGCTGTGCATGGCCTATCTCCAAGCGATGCCATGGGACGAGATAGCCGATGTGATGCAGTGCTCACGCCAATGGTGCAGGGAGCTTTGCAACACTGGGTTCCGCTATATCGACGAGGTGGGCTTTGCCGCGCTCAAAGATATTTGAGATTGGTACTTGTCATCACTTTTCAGTTTGTGCTACATTTCGGTACGGTGGATTATCAGAAAGGGACACGGCTTTGGGTCGCGTCCCTTTTTTGTTGGGGGTCGCGCAATGGCAAAGGGCTTCTCGTATCGGTTCTACCATTCCAAGGATTGGGAACAGGCGCGAGAGCTCGCATTGCAGCGCGACGCCTATCTTTGCCAGCACTGCCTTAAGGCTGGCATCGCAACACCGGCAACGATGGTGCACCACATCATCGAGCTAACACCATCGAACATCAGCGATCCGAACATAGCGACCGACACTCGCAACCTTGTAAGCCTGTGCGACCTCTGCCACAAGAAGGTGCACGGCTGGGCAAGGCAGGGCAGCACAAGGCAAGGGCTGCGCTTTGACGAGGACGGCAACTTGATTTCGCTGACAGACGAAAACACAGAGCCGACACATTGCGACGAGCCGACATAATTTTATGCAAAACGGCAGCTCGCAGCGCTTCTCTATCCCCCCGGTCAAAATCAAACATACCGTGGGCATGGGACCAATGCCGCAAGAGAGAAAAGAACGCGCAGAAGATTTTGAAAGTGGGGTGGTATTGTGGGAAATCGTGGAGTATGCGATAGTAACAGTTTTTTATGCAAAGCTACGGAAAGCCCCCCGAAGAAGCGCGCCGCTTCCATCGAGAGCCGATACCAAAGCGAGCTGAAAAAGCTCCAACGGCTCACCAAGGACGCGATACCGGACGAGAAGCGAAGCGCCGTGCTTCCGCTGATGTCGAACATCGCGTTCTTGAAGGTCAAGCTTGACGAAGCCCGCCGCGAGCTGATGTACGAGAGCATCTTCACCGAATATGACAACGGCGGCGGTCAATCCGGCTTGCGAGAGCATCCGGGTTTCAGCGCCTACAACAAGCTGTTCACAACCTTCTCGCGCGGCATCAAGCAGCTCACCGACATGATGCCGTCCGGCAGCACCGCAGGCGATGCGCTCATTGACTACCTCAATGAAACGCGCTTCGGCGGCTAAGAAGCGAAGCGGCGCTGGTCGCTGCGAGCAGGCGATACGAAGCTACTTCGGTGGCATCCTCAACGGTGAGATCACTGCTTGCGAGAAGATGCATCAGCTCGCGGAGCGTGTGCTGTGCGACCTGGATAACACCGATCCGCTCTATCCGTACCATTACCGCGAGGAATTTGCGGCAAAGCACGTTGTATTCATCGAGACGTTTTGCCGCCTACCGTCCGGCAAGCTTGGGCGCAAATTCAAGCTTGAGCTTTTCCAGCTTGCCATCCTGTCGGTAATCTTCGGCTTCGTCGATGTTGAGGGCGTGCGCCAATACCGTGAAGTGCTTTGGATTATGGGTCGCAAGAACGGAAAGACCGCGCTTGCGTCTGCAATCGAGCACGACTTGCTCATAAATGACGACGAGGGTGCACCGGAGGTCTATAACGTCGCTACGGCTCGTGATCAGGCGGCGAAGGGCTTTAATAACGCTTGGAGAATGGTGCTGACCTCGCCGGCGCTGGCAAAGCACGTGCGAAAGCGCATGAGCGACCTTTACTGTGATCTCAACATGGGGACGATCAAAGCGCTTTCCGCCAACACGAATCACCTTGACGGACTGGACATCTCGGGCGCTATCGTTGACGAGCTCGCAGCCATGCGAAACCGCGACCTCTACGACCTGACGATTCAGGGTATTTCCGCCCGTAGGCAACCGCTGGTTTTGGAGATCACGACCAACGGATTCGTGCGCGGCGGCATTTTCGATGCTCAGTACGAATACGCCGCCAAATGGCTGAACGGCGAAGCATCTGGAGAAAAAGCAGAGCATTTCATCGCTTTCATTTTCGAGCTTGACGAGCGCGAGGAATGGAAAGACGAGAAGTGCTGGATTAAGGCGAATCCCGGACTTGGAACAATCAAGTCTCTGAAATCGCTCAGGGAAAACGTCTCCAAGGCACTCGATGACCCGACATTCTTGCCGACGCTGCTGGTAAAAGATTTCAACCTCATTGAGAACCAGAGCCAAGCCTGGCTCAAATGGTCCGAGATACACAACGAAGCCACGTTCGACCCATCCGATGGGTCTTTTTCTTATGCAGTTCTCGGCGTGGACGCTTCGGACACGACCGACCTAACGGCGGCGTGCCTGCTTATGATGCGCCCGAACGACGAGCACATATACGCAATGCACATGGCGTGGATTCCGCTTCGCGCTTTGGAGCAGGCGGAAGCCGAGGGGCGGCGCGGTGGTCGAGACGGCGTGCCATACGATGCCTGGATTGCCCGCGGGCTGCTCAGGACGTCGGCAACGCCGATCATCGACAAGCGCGACGTGCTGGATTGGGTCACGGAGATTCAGGAAAAGTACGGCATTTATTCGGTTGCCTGCGGCTATGACCCGTGGCATATGCGAGACGTTCCGACTGTTGAAGCTTACGAGGGCTATTTCGGAGCCGATAACTTCAGAAAGGTAGTACAGGGTGCGCAAACCTTGTCCATGCCCATGAAGGAGCTTCGAGCGCTCTACAAGGAAAACCGCATCGTCGATAACCAGAACCCTATAGCGGAATGGTGCCGCTCGAACGTGATGATCAGAAACGACGCGAACGGCAACATTTCGCCCGACAAGAAGAACCAAGACCCGCGCAACCGCATTGATGCCTGGGCGGCTGAGTGCGATGCATTCGTTGTGCTCAGAGACATGATGGATGACTACCAAAGCATGATTGGAGGTTAAAACGTGCGAAAACCAACGCTTTTCCGCTCGATGTTCGATGCCGTGTTTCATAAGCCGATCATGCAGGCAGTCGATGGCTACTTTCAGACGTTCACGGCCTACGCGCCGCGCTTCACGTCGTGGTCTGGAGGAATCTACGAAGCCGAGCTGACGCGCTCCATCATCGAGCGAAACGCCGACCATGCGTCAAAGCTGCGGCCTGAGATTTCTGGTACGGCGCAACCGCAATGGACGCGCTCTTTGCAGTGGCAACCGAATCCATGGATGACCGTGCCGCAATTCTTGCATCGCGTCTCAACGATTCTTGACGTTTGCGACACGTGCTTGATCGTCCCTGTTGACGGCGGGGATGGAATTACGTCCGTTGGCTATTACCCAGTGCTGCCAAGTCAGTGCGAAGCCTACGACGTTGACGGCGCTTTATGGCTTGAGCTCCGTTTTCCCGGCGGCGATAAGACCTTGATTGAGTGGTCGCGCATCGGCGTTATGACGCGGCATCAGTTCAAGAGCGATTTGTTCGGAGACGGTACTAACGTGCTCAATCCGACGCTTGATTTGATTCACGCTCAAGAGGAAGCCGAGAAAACAGCTATCGAGCAGGGCGCGGCAGTGCGCTTCATCGGCAAGCTTTCGCAAAACCGAAACCCGGAAGACACGAAGAAGTCTGCCAAGGACTTCAACGAGCAGTTGGGAGCGTCGAACGCGGGCGGCATCGTCGTTTACGACAACAAGTATCAAGAGGTTAAGCAGATTGCGCCACAGAACTACACCGTTGACGCCGCACAAATGGAGCGCATAGAAAAAGCGGCCTATCGTTTCTTCGGATCAAGCGAAGACATCGTTATGAACCGAGCCGACGAGGACACGTACAACGCCTTTTATGAGGGACGTACTGAGGTCTTCGCAATCCAACTCGGGTACGTACTCACGGCGATGACGTTCACGCCGAACGAGATTGCCCACGGAAACTCGATTATGTTCAGCGCGAACCGCCTTGAGTTCGCGAGCAACCAAACGAAACTCAACGTTTCGACGGCGCTGTTCGACCGTGGCATCTGGTGCGGCAATCAGGTTGCAGAGGTGTTCCAGTCACCGTCTTACCCCGGCGGCGAGCGTCACGTAATTCGCGGTGAGTACATCGATCTGGACTTGATCAGCGAGCACACAACAGATCAGGCGGCGAAGGCCGCCGAGACGAACGCGAATATCGCCAAAATCGATGGAAAGGGTGGTGATGCCGATGCCGGCGAAACCGAATGAGCGCCAGTACCGCCAGATGTCGGTGGTCCTGAGAAGCCTTGACGGCGGCGAAGGCCGCGAGAAGCGCATCGAATCCGACTACTACGTCGAGGGATACGCTTCGACATTCAATGACCCATATGTCCTATATGAAGACCCTTGGGACGGTACCGAGTACCGCGAAGTCATCAGCCCAGACGCATTCGTCGATACAGACATGAGCGACATCATCATGCAGTTCGACCATGTGGGCGACGTTTTGGCGCGCCAGTCGAACGGAACGCTCATCGTCGAGCCCGATGAGCACGGGCTTTTTATGGCCGCAGACCTCTCGAAATCAGAAGCCGCCCGAAACCGATTCGAGGAAATCGATAACGGCCTTGTTACGCGCATGTCGTGGGCGTTCACCATCGGCGCGTCCGAGTACGACCGAGACACGCATACCACGACAATCACGCGCGTCAAGAAGATTTATGACGTGTCCGCAGTCAGCCTTCCTGCTGACCCGAACACCGAAATAAGTGCAAGAAACCTGCTCAACGGAGTGATTGAGCAGTCGCGCAAGGAGTTTGCGCGAAGGAAGGGCGCGTTGCTTCGAGCAAAAGCGTGCCTGGCAATTACCAATGCGAAGAAAGGTAACTAGCAATGACACTTGAGGAACTTCTTAACGACCTGCAAGCGCTTGTCGACCAGTATTCTGACGGTACTGAACCGACGGAAGAGGATGCAGCCCGCATGGCCGATCTGACCGACCAGATTAACGAGCGTACCGCCCAGACCGCACAGGCGGCGCAGGTTCGCAACGCCGCCGTCGCGAACGCCCGTGCCGCCATTGACGCAGGCCGCGCACAGCGCGTGGATTCCGTGCCGCTGGCGCGTTCCGCCAACATCCCCGGCACTGCATATGACGTGACCGACTACGACACAGCTGAGCGCAACGCGTGGGCTAAGGGTCTTGCCGAGCGCTCCGGCATCCAGCTTATCGGCGGCACCGCGCTTACCGATGTCGAGCGTGCTGCTCAGCGCCACGCAATCGAGCAGCGAGCCGAGTTCACCATGACCACGGCCAACACCGAATCCATCGTTCCCGTGACCGTGCAGAACGAGATCATTTCCCTTATCGACAATACTGCTGTTCTCTTCGGTGACATCAGCCGAACGAACATGTCTGGTCAGGTCGAGTTCCCGCGCCACAAGTCCATCAAGAAGGGTGACGCGGATAAAACCGAAGAGGGCGCAGCCCCTACCGATATCGAGGAAAATGACTTCGATTCCGTGCCGCTCGTAGGAACGGAGATTAAGAAGACCGTCGAGCTGTCCCGAAAGATGGCAACGCAGTCGCTTTCCGGCTTCGAGCAGTACATCATTTCCGAGGTTTCTGCACGTCTCTCCGTCGCGTGCAACGCATTCGTCCACGAGAAGCTTGCCGATGAGACTTACGGCATCGCGACCGCTAACAAGATTCAGACGGCGGCAGTAAAGAAGCTTACCAAGGCCGACATCGTGAAGATGCTGAGCCTGCTCCGCTCTTACGGCAACGCAGCTGCTAAGGGAATCATCATCTACGCCAATAACAACACCATCTGGAACCAGATTGCCATGCTTGAGGATGCCAACGGTCGTTCTTATTTTGCAAATGAGGCTACCGATGACCCGACGGTTCAGGGTCGAATCTTCGGTAAGGTCGTAAAGCAGGACGATTCAATTGCCGACAACGTTATCAAGGCCGGCTTCCCCGATCTGTTCAAGGGCAACATGTTTGATGGCCCTGACGTTACGCCTTACGTCCAGCCGCGAACCCAGAAGCGCTGCTTCGACGGTTATGTTCTGTTCGACGGTGTTCTTGCTGTCCCCGAAGCGTTCGCACAGCTCACTATCAAGCAGGCTTAAGGAGGTGGCGCGGCATGGCCGCAAAGGCTAAAGGCAAGCTGCTGGATGCGTGCCGCGCCGCGCTTCGCATCCCGGCTTTCGTAAACGACTACGACGAAGAGATTTCAGACGTAATCGAAGCCGCCCGCGCCGAGTTGGTTGCGGGCGGCGTAGCGGATGCCAAGGCGCACGACGATTCGGACGGGCGCGTTCGGCTTGCGATAAAGGTTTACGTCAAGGCCAACTTCGGTATGGACAACCCAGACGCCGAGCGCTTCATGAAGTCGTTCGAAACCATGCTCACGAGCATGAGCGGTGATTCGGCGTACAACGGCGGTGATGCCGCATGAGCGGCTGGGCTGGCATCTGTACACTGATCGCCACGGTATCCGAGCGTGACGAGCTGGGAGTATCGCACAAAAAGGAGCGGCGCCGCCGTGTGCCGTGCAACGTCTACGGTATCAGCCAGGCGGCGTATTACGCCGCCGCGCAGGCAGGAGTTAAACCGCAGGCCGTTATCACTGTACGTGCGTGCGCCTACAGCGGTGAAAGGCTTTGCGAGTTCGGCGGCATCCGCTACGCCGTCGATTCAGCGGTTGTGGCGAACGTCGATAATGTGCGCTTAACCCTTGTTGAGAAAGTTGGAAACCGGTGAGCGACTACATCAAGATCGATGACCTCGATTTGATCATCGTAAATTCACTAGAAGAGGTCGTGAACGAGGACACCAACGAGCTTGAGTTGAGTGTCAAGGCTGCGGGACAAAAGGCCGTCCGTCTCCTGAAGCAGCGCAGTCGCAAGAAGAAACGGCACGGCGGCAGCTACGCAAAGGCGTGGTCATGCCATTTCGACAGCAACATCATGGGGACGAGCTGCACGGTTTACAACAAACAGGCATCTTTGACGCACCTGCTTGAGAAGGGTCATGCAATCAAGAACCAGCACGGTACATACCCAGGAATCGTCGTTGGCGACCATGTGATTGAGGGCGTTTACGAGGAGGTTGCCGCTGAGTTCTCCAAGGGGGCGCAATGAACAGCCTTAAAGACCTGGCACAGCTTCTTGATGCATTCGGCCTGCCGTGGGCTAACGGCGGTTTCCGCGATGGAGAGTTTCCCACACCTCCGTATATCGACATCGAAGCCGGTTACGGCGATGGCGTGAGCGCCGACAACGTGGGATGGTGCCGCTGGATGCCCTACGATGTGGCGCTTTACGTTCGAGAGCGCGACTACGAGCTTGAGAAGCGATTCGAAGCGGCGCTCGATGCCGCAGAGTTTAACTACAACAAGACGGTAATGTCGCTTGACGGTGACGAGCTGGTTGAGACGGCTTACGAAATCGACGTTACCGAATGATGAAAGGAGCCGACATGGCGCGAAATGGATTCTTCGGCGTTAAGAACGCGCACATCGCGCGTTTTACCAACGAGGATACGTTTAAATATGAGAAGCCTGTCCACATCCCCGGCACGGTCGAAATCAAGGTCGATCCGTCCATTGAGCAGGCAACGAGCTACGGTGACAACGAGCCGTGGTTGGACAAGTACCAGGACAACGGCGGTTCCGTCACGTGGTCGCTCTACGATATCGAGAGCACACCTGAGCTCCGCGAGCTTATGGCCGACATCAACGGATTCGACATCGACGAGAAAGGCCGCGTGCTGGCAACGTCGGGCAAGACTCCTAAACCGTTTGCGCTCTTGTTCGAGCAGCCCGGCCACGCCGTCGGAAGGCGTCGATGCATCTACAAGTGCACCAGTAAGCCCGTCTCCATTGATGCCAAGACGCTTGAAGAGAAGCCCGACATCACGCAGTTGGATTACGCGCTTACGTTCCGTCCCGTCAAGCTGCCGAGCGGCTGGCGCGGCAGCTACATCGACACATATGGCGATATTGACGGTTACGACAAATTCTTCGAAGAGGTAGATACTGCCGTCACGCCCAAGACTGTTAGCGAGAGCGTGTAATGGACGGCGGAATCATCGAGGTGGGCGGAGTTGAGTATCCCGTCGCTTGCAACGCCTTTACACCTATTGCGTACTCGCGCGAGTTCTTCGTTGAGCGCAAGGACGGGAGCCGCCGCCCCAAGGACATCAACGAAGCCATTTCCGTTGTTCTTGATGTCTCGGCAGCGTCGAATATTCCGCCTATCGTGCCACTGCTTGAGATTTTCTACGCCTGTGCGAAGACGTACAACGCCACGGCAAAGGAGAAGACAGATCTTGGCAAGTCCTTTGAGGATTGGGTTTGCGGCTTCCCGCAATCGGAATTCGACCTTGAGCGCGAAGGCGGTTGGGCATCTGACGTGATGCAGATCATCAAGGACAACTTTTTTCCGAACGCAAAAGCGGACGTGGAAGCCGCGACCGCCGAAGCATCAGATGCCGCCGCTTCCGCCGGAGCTGGAGAGTAGCTGCGACACGCTCTATATCTATTCTTGCCAGCAGGCTGGATTGAGCATCCAAGACCTGCACACGCTGTCCTATGCGCAAGTGCAAAATCTTATTGATATATACAGCTTCGTCAACGATGCCGTGGCGTATGCCGAGGATGACGAGCAGGCGCGGCAGGGCGAAGCGGCCTTCTGGTCTGGACTGTGAGCGTAAAGCGCCAGCGCACCGCATAGGTGCGCTGTTCTGTGCGCTCATTTCTTTCATTGACAACTGAAAAGAGGTGGAACCGTGGCTGTCACGTACAAAGGTCTGACTATCAAGTTCGGCGGAGATACGACCGGGTTGCAGGGCGCATTGAAGAGTGTGCAGAGCACGGCGAAGGATACGCAGGGCGCGTTGAAGGACATCAATCGCGCCCTGAAATTCGATCCCGGCAACACGGATTTGCTCGTAGAGAAGGAAAAACTTCTCAATCGAGCATACGGCGAGACGAAAACGAAGCTCGATGCATATAAAGCAGCGCTCGCGACACTTGATGAAAAGAAGCGGAGCGGCGCGGCACTCACCGAGCGCGAGGAAGCGCAGTACTCGAGCCTTAAGGCTCAGATTGCCATTTGCGAGAACCAGCTCGAGAGCTATTCCGACGATTTGAAAAGCGTCAGCCGCGAAGCCCAGGCATCGAAGAGCAGCCTTTACCAGTTCGGTCAGACAATTCAGGACAACAGCGATAAGCTGGAAAAGGCCGGCAAGGGTCTAGAGACTGCCGGAAAGACGATAACCGGTGCCGTCACCGGCACCGCTACCGCGCTTGTCGGGCTTGCCAGTAGCCAGGAAGAGCAGATCGAGCAGACGCATCAGCTGGACGCTGCCTGGAAGGATGCGGGCGGCACGTCCGAGCAGGCGCGAAGCTCCTATACCCTGTTTTATAAGCTACTTGGCGAAGAGGACACCGCGACCGAAGCCGCACAGAACCTGTCACGCTTGACCACTAACCAGCAGGAACTGGACAAGTGGAGCAACATCGCCGCAGGCTCGTTCTCCAAGTTCGGCGATGCATTGCCGCTCGAAAACCTCGTGGAAGCATCGCAGGAGACGGCGCACACCGGCACCGTCACCGGCGGTCTTGCCGATGCCCTCAACTGGGCAACGGCAAGCAATGAGCAGTGGAGCGCAGCACTCTCCGGCAACCATGCGGCACAGCAGGCTTTCAACGACCAGATCGCTCAGGGTGCTACCAAAGAGGACGCGTTCAATGCGGCGCTTGCCGCCTGCGGTGACGAACAAGAACGCTCCTCGCTTATCACGCAGACACTCGATGGCCTTTACGGCAACATCGGCGAGACGTATCAAGAGACTAATAAGACGATGCTTGACACGCGTGAGGCGCAGGCCGAGCTAAACCAGAAGATGACCGAAGCCGGCGAAGCGGCCATGCCCTTCAAGGAAAAGGCGCTCGAGCTTGGAACGACCCTGCTTGAGAAGGTAACGCCGGCGCTCGAGGGCGTTAGCGACTGGTACAAGTCCCTAACGCCAGAGCAGCAGGACATGGCAACAAACGTCGTTTTGGGGACGGTCGCGTTCGGCGGGCTCACAACGGGCATCGGCAAAACGCTCCAAAAGGGCATCGAGATCGGCCAGACGTTCAAGGACGTTGCCGGCGGCTTCGCTTCCCTCGCAGGCAAGTTCGGCGAGGGCGGCGGCGCTATAAGCACGGCTGCAACAGGCTTCGGCGGCATCGCCGAGAAAGCGGGCGGCTTGGCATCGACCCTTGGCGGCAAGCTCTCTACAGGGTGGACATCGTTTACCGGATTGATCGCCGCAAACCCAATCTTGCTTGGCGTGGCTGCGGTTGCCGCTGCCGTCGCTGGCCTTACGTGGTTCTTCACGCAGACCGAGACTGGTAAACAGCTCTGGTCTGACTTCACCGGCTGGATTTCAGAGAAATGGCAGGGCGTGCAGGATTTCTTCGCAGGCGTGCCGGAATTCTGGTCTGGGATTTGGGACGGGATAACCGGAAAGGCCGAAGAGGTCAAGAACGGCCTTTCGGAAAAGTTCGAAGGCATAAGGCAAGGCGCGTCCGATGCTTGGGAGGGTTTGAAGGCCAACGCGTCCGATGCTTGGGAGAATCTGAAATCCGGAGCATCTGAAAAATTCGGCGCTATCAGGGATTCAATCCAAGCAGATATGAACACCGGCAAAATTGTCGGTTCTTCGGCTTCAAATGCCCTGAAAGCTGCAATGAACGGTGATTGGGACGCTGCGAAGTCGCAGGCCGGTATTGCCTTCCAGGCCATTCAAAGCAACATCCAGACGAAGATGAACAATGCGAAGGATAACGCGATAAACGCCGGAAACGCCATCGGTGAAAAGCTTGGCTTCCCGGGGCTTGGCAGCAAGGTCGCTGGCGTTTTCTCGAACATCAAGAGCAATATCACTTCGCCGATCAACGATGCCTGGAACTTTGTCAGCGGCATCCCCGGCAGGATTCAGGGGGCGTTCAGCGGGATTCGCATCAGCTTGCCGCATATCAGCTTGCCGCATTTCCACGTCAGCTGGCGTGACATCGGTGGCGTTGTGGAACTGCCGTCCATCAGCGTCAACTGGTATGCAAAGGGCGCATCCTTCGACAAGCCTTCAATCATTGGCGTTGGCGAAGCTGGACTTGAGCACGTCGCGCCCGATGCAAAGCTGCGCACAAGCGTCAGAGAGAGCGTCGAGGCGGGTATTTCTCGCGTGCTCGACCGCATAAGCGGCGGCTTCGGTGGCGGAGCCCAGGTGAACGTGACCGTCAACGCCACCGTTGCAAACAGCATGGACGCGTACACGACCGGTCAGCAGATCGGCGCTGGTATTGCCAGCAGGTTAAAGCAGAAAGGGGTGCCCGTTGGAGCTTAAGCGTAAGCGAAACCAAAGCGACAGCATTGTCTTCAACGGGCACGACCTGTCGCAGCTCGTCTACTGTAAGGTGCGCCGCCCAATCATGGCTGACGTTTCGGCGAGCTTCGAGGATGCGCCCGGGCGGCACGGCGAATACTTCAAGAACGCCCGTCGCGCCGGTTACGATTTGCAGATTGACATGTGGATTCGCACCGAGCACCGGCGCGAGGTCGCAAAGGCGCGGCATGAGCTGGCGGCGCTGCTCTGGTCTGACGAGCCAGCGCCGCTTTATCTGCCCGATGACCCTACGCGTTATTTGATGGCGATTGTTAGCGGCGCAACCGACCTTGACGAGATCACCGACGATTGCCCGCAGGCAACCGTTACGTTCCACATCGGCGACCCCGACTATTACGGTCAGCATCGCCGGATGGACGTGAGCGGCGCGGCATCGTTCGCTGTCGGCGGCACGCTGCCTGCCGCTCTTACCGTGACAGCTAAGCCCGGCGCTTGCAGCTCTTGGCGCATCACCAACACCGATACCGCTGAGTTCGTCGAGGTTGTCCAGCCGTTGACGGCTTCGAGCGTCGTTCGTATGGATTTCGACAAAGAGCACGTGACCGTTAACGGCTCTGTCGCTCAGCTCAACATCATGAGCGACTTTTTCAGTGTTAAAGACCGTGCGCACATCAAAATCTCTAGCGGTTCCGCGACGTTGGAATGGGAGGAAAGATGGCTTTAACCAAGAAGGTCAACTTCACCCGTTTCAGCCGTTTTGGCGCGAACCTCGGACGGCTCACCTACACCGCCGCGACCCATGAGGACGCCACGGACGGCACCGACGAGCTTAAGATCAGGTGCGACGAGGATTTAGGCAAGGGCGAGTACCTTGTCTGGGTTGACCGCCAAGGCGTTGTGCACGAGCACATAGTCGACAAAATCGAGCGGCTGCACGATGACAGCGGCAAGCCCTACACCAGCGCAACGTGCATCAATTCCATCAACGAGACGTGGGATGACTATATCGAGGACAAGCGGCCGTCTGGCAGCGTGACTGTGGCGCTCACGTCAATACTCGCGGGCACCCGTTGGGAAGTCGGTAACTGCGACCTGCCCGGCAGCGCATCGCATACCTTCTATCATGTAAAAGTCCGCGAGGGCTTGAGCGATCTGCTCAAAACATGGGGCGGCGAGCTTGAAACCGTCATCGAGACGGACGGCGTGCGGGTCACGCACCGATACGTGCGTGTGGTGGCTACGCGCGGCAACCAGCAAAGCCCGAAGAGATTCACCTGGACTAAAGACCTGATAAGCATCAAGCGCAAGACCGGCAGCGCCAACCCAAAGACGAGGGTTTACGGTTACGGCAAGGGTGTTGAGACGGATGGCGGCGGCTATGGCCGGCGCTTGACTTTCGGCGATATAAACGGCGGCAAGGATTACGTCGAGGATGCGTCCGCAACCGAGGTTTGGGGGCATCCCGACGGCAACGGCGGCATCGCGCCCGCCGTGGACGTTTACATTAACGAGCAATGCGAGGACGCGGCGCAGCTTCTTGCCGAGACGAGCGATTACCTTGAGCGAGCCAAAACGCCGACCGTCTCTTATGAAGCGAGCGTGATCGACCTGTTCGCTTTCGGTCGAGATTGGGAAAGCGTTGCCGTCGGCGATTGCGTGGCGATCATCGACAAGGGCTTCTCCGCTGCGGGAATCAGGCTCAAGGGTCGCGTCTCGAAGCTGACCCGCGACTTGGTGACCGGCGATGCCACGGTGGCGTTCGGCAACTTAACCGATGATCTGGCCGACATCTTTCAGTCAATGGCGCAGCAGCTCAAGAGCGGCAGCAATCAGCGGGCTAACTACGATGCGGCGGCTGGCACGTCCGTCTCGTGGCTCAACCAGCTCATGGCGGCGCTCAACAAGGCGTTCAATGCCGTCGGCACCTACAAGGTCGAGACGTTCGAGCTCGGCGTGATCTACTCCAACGTGCCGCTGGATGCAGAAACAGGCGTGCCGCTCAAGTCAACGTCCGGCATGTGGGCGGTAAACATCAACGGCATGGGCATCCGCCTTGCCGCAAATCTTACAAGCGACGGTCAATGGAACTGGCGCACGTTCATCACTGGCGCTCAAGTCAGCGCCGATTGCATCAACGCCGGAACGATGCGGGCAGACCGAATCCGCGCTGGCATGCTCACCGACGAGGTGGGCGCGAACTATTGGGACTTGGAGACAGGCGAATTCCAGCTTTCGCCAAATGCCAAATACGGCGATGGCGGCTGGACTGTCGATGGCGTTATCGAAGACCTGCACAGCGGATTGGTGCAGAACGGAAAAAACATCGAGACCCTTGGGGAAGACTTCCAGACAAGGAATGAGGAGCTTGACGAGACGATAAGCAGCCTCGACAAGACGGTTTACGACATCGCCAAAGACGGCATCGTCACCGAGGCGGAGAAAGCTGCCGTAAATAAGATTCTCCAGACCGTGCAGAAAGATAAAGAAGACCTATCTGCACTATACAGATCCCTGTCGTCAAACAAGAATTTGCAGGTTCAGTTCAAGGCGCAAGTCTTAGAGCCGAGGTACAACAAAGCGTTCGGCGAGGGCGGAGCGTTCGATGTCCTGATGTCAGCCATCTCGGATGTCACAAACTGCTCAACAGCCGAGGCGCTGAATTCCGCCATGTCGGATTATAAGAGCGCCTATGAAAACTATTCATCCGCAGTAAATGTCTATGCGGCGGTAGCGCGACAGGCTACGAGCATGATCGCGCAAGAGGTAGCTAAGACCGATGCGGAGAAACTTGTCGACAAGCTCGACGAGAGCCTCAAACAGCAAGAGATCTTCAATCGCCTTACCAACAACGGAGCAAACAAAGGCATTTACATGTCCAGCGGCGAGCTGTACGTCAATGCGACATACCTCAAGAGTGGAACAATCGGAGACGGTCAGGGGAAGAACTACTGGAATCTGACGAGCGGCTATTTCCAGACAACCTATGGTGTCATCGGCGGGCTATCAATCGATAACAACAAATTGTATAGATATAAGCTTACGCTCGATTCGAACACCTCTGGTCTCTACATAGGTACAGACGGTTTCAGCGTCGGCAGCGGCTCCTGCTACACAGCAATGGCCAACGGATACCTATACGGCGGCACAGCTGAGGACATTACGGGCTACGTCGGATTCAACAACTACAACACCAAGTCCAAGGTGTATGGCGCGCGTCTCGCTGGCAAAGGGTGCATCTGCCTTCTCACCGATGACTGGATCGGCGTCGGCGAATACAAAGACCGTGGAGAGTACGTCTCCTGTAAGACCGGCATGAGCGGCAGCGTCACGCTCGTCGGGAACTTGAAAAGCTCGTGGACAAATCTTCAACTGACCGGAACGTATAACGTGTCCGGCCTTTGCCAAAACCTGTCTATGACTTGGACAAATTGGACGATCACTTTCGACCACGGACTAATGATCACGTCGCTATAAGGAGGTATGGAATGACCACGTACAGAGTTGAGAAGGATGGACTCTCGTTTTACGTCCAACCACACATGCTCGATTACTACGCTGCGAGTGGCTATGCCATATACAAGACTGTAGAGGAAAGCGTCACAGACGTTGCCGCGGAAATCGCCGCGCTTGACGATTCGGCACCGATTGTGGAGGAAGTGAAGGTCAATGGATAAAGGAATCGAATCTCTGGCAACCGCGCTCGGTGCCAGCGTTACGGAAAGCAAGCAGAGCATCGAAATCGAGAACGTCATCCCCGATGAATATAGCAATGCCCAGATGGAGCAGATGCTTATTGCGCTCGAGCCGCTTCTTGACCGCCGTGACATCGTAGGCTATGCCGCCGCGCGTAATACGAGGGTGTTGCGTGCGGAGGCGCTTGAGTACCTAAAACGCCGTGATGAGCTTATCGCGCAGTACGGCGAACCTGAACTTGGTGATGATGGGCTTCCCACCGGTCGCACACAGCTGCGCATCGGTTCAGACGAGCACAAGGCTTTCTGCCGCGAGATCGAGATGTACGCAAACATCAAGCATCGACCTAACCTGTTCAAAATTGCCTATGCCGATGCAATCGGAAAGATGACCGGAAACGAGATTCTGGCGTGCGAGTGGATGTTGGTCGACGGTGATGCCCGATGAACACACAGACCATCGAGCTTGATATCGACAAGCGCGGATGCGGCAACAACTGCATCCGAATCGCCCAGGGAGAGGGCGGCGGAACGACCATCAAGGCGCTTATCTACGACAACGGCGGCGAGCTGTCTTTGTCTGGGTACAGCGCTTTTTTGGTTGCCCGATTGCCAGACCGAATCCACTATTACCGTGGCAGTGCCGCGGTCAGCGGCAATACGATCACCTACGTTTGCGATGAATCCAAGCTCGCAAGCGTTCCCGGCTACACCGACGAAGCCTATTTCGAAATCGTCAAGGACGATTTCCTTGCACAGACGGAGCGATTCGCCCTGGACATCCTGCGCAGCGCCAAAGAGGGTCAGCAGCCCGCGCAGTCTTGGGACAACGCGATTGATGACCTTATCAGGCGTGGAGAAAACGCCGCCACCAAGGGCGAACAGGCTGTCACTGACGCTGGCAAGGCGCTGAATAACGCCAACGCTGCGGTCAACATCTGCAAGAGCGCCACGGACGCGGCAAACACCGCGACGGGCAAGGCGAACGCCGCGACAAAGAGCGCCACAGATGCCGCTTCTGCGGCAAATAAAGCCAAGACGAACGCCGCCGCCGCAACTGATGCGGCGAATGCCGCGACAAACGCGGCGAAAGCATCCAAGGACAGCGCGGATCAGGCGGCGGCGGACGCTCGTAAGGCAGCTGAGGAAGCTCGCGGCTCGATCAGTCCCGAAAAGCGCATTTATATTGCCTACGACACCGTTGGCGATACGGATTACATCTCGCTAGTCGATACGGAGGATTAAGCATGGGCAAAACCCACATTGCAGATCACGAAACGCTCGAGCGCGTGGCAATCGCGCTCGAATCCATGGGGGCTTCGACAGTCCCCATTTTTAATGACGAGACTGGACGTTACACGAACGCGAGCATCGCCGCATGGCTTGCGAAGATGCGTGACGGCAAGAATTATGGCGTGAGCATCCCCAAGGGAAGTGCCACGGCCTGCACCAAGACCGGGGCAAATGCTGGAATCGCCAACCCAAAGCCCGGAATCATCGGTCGCGCCGCTATCGACCCTTACGTGAACCACGGCGCGTTTACCTTCTTCGAGGTAAACGGCGGCGTTGACGCGGATGGCACGCCTTACGTTACCGCTATCGACGGTGACGGGCGCTTCTCGCGCACGGATGATACGTGGATCATGACGCCAGTTCTCTACACGCTGGAAACCGAGACGAATGATGCCGTCAACATTACCGTATCCGATACGCGCCAGCCGGGCATGAAGCGCCAGCCGGCAGCTCTGCTTCCTAACGGTGCACAGCGTCCTTATATGCTGTATGCAAAGTATGCGCTGTCGGTCGATGCCGAAGGCAAACCGCGAAGCGTGAGCGGCGCACAGGTGAAGCGCTTCGTAAGCCACGATAACGGCGTCTCGCTTATGAAGACGGCAACGACGGGTGATTCATTCAAGACTGCCGCCGATGACTGGTATGTCAAGGTTATGTTCCTCTTGAAGTATGCCACCAAGAACAGCCAGAGCGTGTTCGCGGGCTGCACGGGATACGACGTACAGATTAGCCCGACCGTTGCAGAGAGCAACACCACGCGCGTTGTGGTCGCGAAGGAGAAGGCCGATCAGATTCTTATCGGCTCTTCGATGATTCTAGGAACACATACGGGAACGTCAAACGACCGTGGCAACGGCTACAACTATGACGTGTTCGATGCCGCGACCGTTATCAAGAAGGTCGATGTCGACACATCGAACACCGCCATCTACTTCGACGTCGCGAAGCCTTTCACGACTGCCACCACATACCTTTTGAGCACCGTCCCGTGGAGGGCTGGCGCTTGCGATGCGGTCGAGGGTGACGGATCGCCCACGAGCTGTACTGACTCAAAGCAGCCCTTTGTTATCCAGGGCATCGAGCTCGGTCTCGGCATGTATGAGGTTCTTGGAAACGTCCTCATCCAGTACACGGGTACTGGCACGGTCGTTTACGTGAACCCGGACACTAAGAACGAGAAGGCCGGCAGCTCTCCAGGCAGCGCGCTATCTGCCGGTGCTTTCCCCGGACAAGCAGCCGAGGGATGGAATTACGCTCTTTACTGCAAGACGGTCAACGGCCTGATGATTCAGCAGGGAACGGGTGCGTCGACTTCTGTTGGCATCTGCGACGGCAACTACAAGGTCGCGGACCCTACCGTCGGCTGGAGAGAGTGGCTTTCCCTTGGCAGCTTGGGGAACAGGGGCGATGCTGGCCTTTGGTTCGTCGGCGGCTACGACGGCACCGGCGATGCTTGGTGGCGCATCGGCTCGCGCCGCTCTGCCAATGGTCGCTCTAGGGGTGAAGCGGCGTAAGCCGCGAGGGGACTTGTCCCCTTTTGAAAACAAGCAGGGATTCGCGGCGCGTGGGCTGTCATGTTCTCTTGGCTTTCCCTTGGCAACTTGAGGAACAGGGGCAATGCTGGCCTTTGGTACGTCAACGGCAACAACGGCACCGGCAATGCTAGGTGGAACATCGGCTCGCGCCTACCTGGGTGACTATCTCAAACAACCAGCTATCTATTTTTATTTCCGCCGCGACTACCCGCCGCCGCTGGTGGCGAGCGGGGGCAACCTGGCTTAACTAAGTGAAATCAGTCTTAAGACCAGCGGGCTAGTAACGGAGACGCGATCGCTCGTACGACATCCAGAGAGCAAAGGTCAAAAACAATTGAAGAGTTATTGCAAGGGGCTTCGGATAAACGAAGCCCTTGTTGTTTCCGCCTACGAATCTTGGCTCGATTCAAAGGCTGGGAAGAAAAACGCCTGGCGCGTGCCGCAAGAGCACGGCAGCGCTTCGGCGCTAATCGCGGAGATCGTGCGCGAGGTCGAAACGCGCTCGCTTACGTTTCGACCGATAAAGCGCTACCGGCATCGCGAGCCCACGAACGGCAAGCTGCGCATCATCGGCGTTGAGAGCGTGAAGCAGCAGGTTTGCGACTATGTGGCCGTTGCCGCAATGTCGCGCCTGCTCGATGCGAAGGTTGGCTTCTGGCAGGTTTCTAGCGTCCCAGGCAAAGGTCAGCTCATGGCGGCTCATGCCGTGCGCAGGTGGTCGCAAGATGGCGGTTACTACGTGCATATGGACGTGCGCAAGTGCTATCCATCCATCAAGGCAGATGTGGTGATGATGCTTCTTCGCCGCTACGTGCGAAGCCCCGATGTGCTCTATATCGCCGAATCGCTGCTGGCCACTTATGGCGGCGGTCTGGAAATCGGAAGCTATTTCAGCCTGCGAATGGCGCAGCTGGTGTTGTCGTTCGGCTATCACGAGGTCGAGAGCATGCGCAAAGTAAGGCGCGGCGCTAGCGTTCCGCTGATCACGCACCAGCTCTGGTACGCAGATGACATCTATTTATTCAGTCCCGACAAGCTCAACTTGCGGAGCGCGGCAAGGCAGCTCCAAAGGCTGCTGCACAAAAAGTTCGGACTTACTGTCAAGCCGTGGAAGATAAGCCGCGTCAGCAACGAAGAGCCGGTCGATGTTGTGGGATACACGGTGCGAAAGAACCGTACCACGCTTCGCGGTTCGCTTTTCCTGCGAGCGTGCAGGTCGCTTCGAAGATACAGGCGTTCGCCAACGCTCAAACGGGCGCGAAGGGCTACCAGTTACGGCGGCTGGTTCAAGCACGCGGATTGCGCCGACGTTTGGCGCGACAACGGATTCAACAAGGTTTTCAAAATAGCCCGCGCACAAATAAGCGCGGCGGAAAGGGGAGCACATGAGCACTATGACGTGCAGCGCAACGCCGCTTGACGCGGTGACGGTGGAAGTAAGACCGGGCGGCGTGACCTCCGATGTTTGGCTTCGTCGAAACATCGAGAACGACGTTGCGGACAACAGCGCGGATACCGAAAAAGCAATCGAGTTTTGGCGAGCGGACGAGCTGCATTTTGTGGCAGTCGGCACACCGTCTATTGAAGAGGTGACGGCAGCGTTCAACGAGCTATGGGACGCGCACGAGGATGACGGGCTTACGGATACCGAGCGCATTGACAGCATCATTGCGCAGCTCAAGCAGACACGCGCGGCGCTTGAGGACACCAATGCCGCCCTGCTCGAAATCGGCGACATTGTGGGCGGTGAGTAGCGATGGCGAAGATCTACTACGAAGCCGTCATGGACGGCAAGCGCACCGTCGAGAGCGTACCCAAGCTCTGGCGTGCCGCTGTGCAGAAGATGATCGATGACAATGCAAAGGAGAAATAATGGGAGCTATCTACACGTTCACGGAGCAGCAGATCTGGGCAATCGGCGGCGCATTCCTGATGATGCTTATCGACATGGTTACAGGCATCGCCCAGGCAATTTACAACCGTAGTTTTAAGTCTTCGACGATGCGCCGCGGCTTGTGTCATAAGGCAACGCTTTCCCTTATCATCATGCTGGTTATATGTATCGAGATTCTAAGCTCGCGTATCGTTGGACTGAATTTCGGTGGTATTACCGTCTATGTCGTTTGCATCGCCATCATCGGCATGGAGTTCGCTTCTATCCTCGAAAACATCAAGCAGGCATATCCAGAGCTTGCCGATACGCCCATCATGAAGATTTTCGAGCATGCCAACGTTGACATCGATGATATTACGAAGGCGATTGCTGATGAAGTCGCGAAGCGCGGCTAGGATGCGGATTGCCGTCGCACTGCTGCTGGGCTTCGCGGTAGGCATGGGCTTATGGTTCGTTTTGACTGTCGACCACATTGACAGAGATACGGCAACATTTGGAAAAGCATATAACCAAGGCTATAGCGATGGTTATACAACGGCTTTGCCTGTTTATGAAAATAAGACGAGTGCGAAGAGCGGCTATATGCCGCTCTTCTTGCAAAAAGACCCTCAATGGGCTGATGCCGCTTACTCGGACGAAACTATAGGTACATACGGCTGCGGCCTGACGGCGGCGGCAATGGCGTTGAGCTACCTCAACGGTCGCGAGGTCACACCCGACCTGCTGGCGGCTTTCGTCGGCGAAAGCTGCCTGACCGACCGGGTTAACGATATGGCCAAGTTCAGCGTCTATCTAGCGAAGACCTATCATCTCAAAACCCGTGACACGTTTTGGGGCACGGGCGAAGCCCTCAAGGCCGTCGATGACGGCTGGATCGTCTTCGCAGGCGTTACCGGAACCCTTGGCGATCGCTCTTACAGCTCGCACGTCGTGATGATTTGGCGCGAGAACACCGACGGTACCTATGCGCTCCGCGACCCTGATGACGGCACCAATTCAATCCATGCATGGACATCCGACGAGCTTAACGCCGTTACTTTCACGCAATTCAATGCAATTAAGAGGTGATGCAGATGACCATGAAGGGCATCGATATTGCAGACTGGCAAAAAAACCTTAATCTCGATTCAATCGAATACGATTTTGTCATCATCAAAGGAACCCAGGGCACCAATTACGTCAATACGTTTTGCGACGCGTTTGTGCAAAAGGCTATCAAGGCGGGTAAGCTCTGGGGCTTCTACCATTTCATGAATATGGATGATCCTGTCAAACAGGCGGATCACTTCTATCAGAACTGTAAAAACTATTTCGGCAAGGGTATTCCCGTGCTCGATTATGAGGACGGCGGCAGGATTGGCACGGACGGTGCCAAGAAATTCCTTGATCGCATCTATGCGCTTACTGGCGTGAGATGTCTCTTGTATACCTACCGCAATCTCACCAAAGAGGAAGATTGGTCTAGGATTGCACCTAACCACGCCCTCTGGGTTGCCCAGTATGCCAACGAGAATCAGACTGGATACCAGGATTCGCCATGGCTTCCGGATGGCGGCTTTGGTGCTTGGAATACCTGCGTGATGCACCAGTATTCTTCGCACGGTAGGCTATCTGGGTACAACGGCAACCTCGATCTTGACATTGCTTTCATGGACGCTGCCGCTTGGTCGCGTTATGCGAAACCCAGTACTTACAGTGCGCCGGATGCGACTGACAATAAGAATAGTGGTAGCACCGTCGACCTTGCGGCAGGCGTAATGCGAGGGGAGTACGGCAACGGTGACGAGCGCAAGGCCAAGCTGGGCGCTCGATTCAACGAGGTGCAAGACCTCATTAATCGCGCGGCCACCGCAAGCGCCGACGATCTTGCAACGGATGTGCTCAACGGTAAGCTCGGCAACGGTGAGACACGCAAGGCAATTCTTGGCATCCGCTATGACGAGGTGCAAGCCGTGGTCAATTCCCGCGCCAAGGCCGTAGACATCGACGCTCTTGCACGCGCCGTCATTCGCGGCGAGTACGGTAACGGTGACGAGCGCAAGGCCCGACTTGGCGCTAACTTTAATGCTGTGCAAAAACGAGTAAACGAGCTTCTTTAACTAAAATGCCCGCGCCCTGTAATGGGGTGCGGGCATTTTGCGTTTAGGGGACATTGCAACAAGCCTCTAACGGTTCATGTCATCTCGAATCAAGCTCTTGATGTACTCGGTTGTATTGTTCTGCTCCTTGAGCCATTTATATATACTCTCGTCATCCTCGTTAGGGTAAAAGCGTATGACTAGCTGTTTCACCGACCTTTTGCGGTAAGAGGATGTTGCGCGTCTTTGCGCTTCGGTTGCCATTTTATTCACCGCGCTTTTCTCTGGCCTTGCGCCAGATGCGAAACGAGATAAACGAGATGACAAAAACTACAATGCCTGTTTTCATCGCTGCACTCCTGATGTAAGATGATTCTGGCTAGCGGGGCACCGCCGAAGCGGCGCCCCTTGCCCTACTTTGACCTCTTTGTGTGCTTTCCGGGCTTACGAGAGGTCTTTTTCTTTAGGGCTTCGATTCCTTCATCCAGCGCCTTTGCCAGTAGCACGCTTATGACAGCAATCGTTAAGTCCCATATTTTGTCATCTATTTGAACCACCTCCTTTCTTTCTTACGTCTATTATTATAGGGTATACCCCATAATAAGGCAAGCTCATATTGAATTTTGCTAACTTTTTTTCGAGCTAAACAGTGTTATTATGCAAAACCAGTTAGTGGAGACTTTGATTTCGCGCCCGTTCGCGGCTATCGTAGGGTTCGCAAAGATTTTCTGAGGCTCCACCCTTGGATTTGATAAGCCGCTGACATTGTGTCGGCGGCTTTTTTTAAAA